CTGTTCCGCCGAAGAAATCGGTAGATGTAGCTCAAAAACCAACTGTACCTGTTCCGCCGAAGAAATCGGTAGATGTAGCTCAAAAACCAACTGTACCTGTTCCGCCGAAGAAATCGGTAGATGGTGCGGGGGAAACAAGGAAAATGCGTATGGAGGAGGTATTTAAGGAGATGCATAGAATTTCTAATGAAGGAGGAGACCCAACATCTGTCCTTGAATCAATCGGATATGGGAGTATAGAAAATATTCCTAACTCAGAAATATCATCTACATTAGAAATATTGGGAACTTACTAAATGAAACATGCAAGAAAATCATTGTCAGCCTCTCCTCGGTGGTATAGATGTCCAGGGTCTATTTGGAGGGAGGAGAAATATATAGATGTTAGTAGTCCGGCTGCGATTGATGGAACCGGGAGCCATCTGCTTTTAGAGAAATTATTGAAACACCACCTTAGAAACGAACCTTGGGTAGAAGAAGATTTCGTATGTCAAAATATAGGTTTAGGCAACGAAGATAAACCAGACGGGTGGTTGGTCGATAAGGAACGATATGCTCGTGTAATGGTTGCCGTTGAATATGTTAAAAAACGAATGAAGGAGATGGGCGAGGGTACGTTCTTGCTGGTGGAGAGTAAGACGAATCCTGGTCTGAAATACGGTATTGAAGACATGTGGGGCACTGTTGACATCACATTGTTGAATTCTTCCGAGATCGAGGTTATTGATTATAAAGACGGATTCACCTACGTCGATGAGTCTACAGAACAGTTGGTTGGGTATGCAGCCGGACAAATAGACTATTCTTTGATAGAGAGATTTTCGGTCTCTAAGGTTAAGAAAACGATCATCCAGCCGAAAATAGAGAGAGATCCTATCAGGTCGCTATCTCACACAGTGGAACAAAACACTATTTTGATGGATAAATTGAGTGAGGCCGCGAGACTGGCGGAGAATCCTAACGCTCCTCTTTTATCCGGTGACCATTGCAAGTGGTGTAAGCATCGAACGAATTGCGAGGAAAGGAACAATGTAGCGTTTAACATGTTGGAAGGCCTCCACCCCTCTAAAATGCTCAACAAACAGTTGAGTTCAAGTTTGGACAATATTTCAACTATTGAGGATTTTATTGAAAATTTAAAAGAAGAGGCTAAAAATAGAATTTCCGATGGCGAAAAACTGTCTGGGTGGGGGATAGAAACTAAGTTCAAAACGAGGGTGTGGATTGATGAGAATGATGCTGAACTCAAGATAAAGAATTTCGCCATCAAAGGTGTGAAGTTGACGGCTGCAGATAGATTCAAAAAAAAGTTGATAACCCCAACCGCATTGCTAAAACTAGACTTGAGCAAGAACCAAATTAAAACAGTAGAGAAACTTTTTCACCGAAAAGTTGACGGAATGAAGTTAGTAAAAACCTATAAGTCAGAGCTTGATGTTGAAGAAATGTTCCCACCAGTGGTGACTAATGAGGAGCAAGTGACTCCATTGGTGACTAATGAGGAGAGAATGCTCGTAATGACCAATGAGGCAGGGATACATGGATATTTCGATTTTAAAAGGGCAGGTTGGACGGATGAAGATTTGATTGACGAAGGATATGCTATGGAAGAGGAGAGGATTAAATGAATATTACTGTCAGCGGAATATTATCATACCCAAATTTACACAGGGCTAAAACTTTAAAAGGCTACGAAAATAACTCACCAAAATTCAGATGTTCGGTGTTGTTAAAAAAAGGCTCTGAAGATCTCCTTAAGATCGAACAGGTTATTGAACGTGTGAAGCTAGATAAGTGGGATGGTTCCCCACCGCATAACTATGACTCTAAATGCTTGGTTGACTTGTTGGAAGATCCGGTAACAAAAGGGTATGTGGCTCTTAAAGCGTTGAGCGACGAATCTAGCCCGCCACGTGTGGTCGATCAAAATGGTGAGGAAATTCTTAGCCAATTAGATTACGTGGCTGGTCAGAAATGCATGATGAGCGTGTCTATCTACGCCTTTAGCAGCAAAGGAAATGGCATCTCAGCGGGGATAAACGGCGTTAAGATTTTAAAGGGTATGGGCGAACTTGGTCGATTAGGTCGAACACAGTTGTCCGACGATGAGATGTTCGGCGAAACAAATAAATTCTCCGCAAAAGAGGAAGAACCTCGTTTGATTTTAACCATGAAGGCGGGCGTAACAACTCTACAACAGTTTGCAGACGCCGGGTGGGACCATAAGGATTTAATAGATCAAGGGTACGCCGTAAGAGAATAGTTGAAGATTTAATCAAAGAGTGTTGGGAAGCCAATCGACAGTAACAATTGGCTTCCCAAGCAGGAGGAAACCAATAAATCGTACCACAAGGACGAATTCATGAATAGGGTAGAAATAATTGATAAGTTGGATGCAAAGTTGAGACTGGGAAAAATAATAGTCAATATTCCCCATAAGAGTAAAAGTTACAGTGTGTATAACCATCACTTGTTTAAAGAAGACTTGAACACGATTAAAACCACATTCTTTTTACTTGCGTTGGACGATCTGAATAAAATCTTTACCGCAGTTCATCTAGTTGGCGTTTCCGGCGTTACAATGAATTTATGTCTTTGCGATTGTCAGTTTGGCGAGATTAAGCCACCTGTGCGAATACCGCCAAGAGCGGTCTTAGAGTTTGACCGTTCTGATATTGTCAACTTTTTAAAAAATCAAGCGTTGTCTGACAAGTCGCCATTGGCGAAAACCATAATGAAAAAATACACTTTCAAAACACTTGGTGAATTTTTACCAGATCTTTAGAAGGTTGGCTATGAACACTCTCGTTTACGATTTGGAATCACTCCCTAATATTTTCACTGCTGCTTTCTCGAATGGATCTTTATTTGAGATTTCCTGGATGAAAAATGAAGTTAACGATTTGATTAATTTTTTGTCTGAGGTGGACGAGTTAGTAGGGTTCAATAACCTAGAATTTGATTACCCGTTATTGCATTTCGTCATCGAAAATCGAAACCATATAACCGCCAAATTGATCCATGAAAAATCAACTCAGTTAGTAAAAACTCCGTTCGGTCAGGGTTGGAGAAATAGAATCTGGGATGATCAACAGTACGTTAAACAAATTGACCTGAGGCTCATCCACCACCTCGACAACATCAATAAATTAACGAGTCTGAAAGCTCTTCAATTTGCGATGAAGTTGAAGAACATTAAGGAATTTTCACACGGTTTCGATTCTTGTTTAAGCTTATCAGAGATTGGTGAATTGAAGAAATATAACGTCAACGATGTTGAGTCAACTGTTGCGTTTTTTAACGAATCGAAGCTAGAGATAGATTTTCGGCGGGAGTTTGAAAAAGATACCGGTATAAAATGCATGAATTTCAACGATGGAAAACTCGGTGAAAAATATTTTGAAAAAGAATTAGAGAAGAAGAATCCAGGGTGTATTTATACCAATGGTAAAAAGAATCAGACCCCGAGGGAGCCTCCTTTCGACATTCCACCGAAGTTAATACTAGATGGTTCATACGATGAGTTTCTTCCGGTGGAATGTCACCTGCCTGATAAACCATCAAATCAATGTGAAATTGCTGAACCAAAACGAGAGGATTTTAAAACAGATAGGCAATACAAATCGGCTTTTAAAAAGTTTCCTGAAAAGAAAAAAAAGCTAGAAAAGAAGTCAGAAAATCTTTTAAAAAAATGGTCAAAAGACTGTGACGAGAAGCATAATCAGAATTTAGAAGCCGTATGGATACCCGTGAAGGATATACTTTTTGATTATGTATCCTTTGAACGACCGGAATTTAAAGAAGTTTTAGAAGCGTACAGAAACTATAATATAACCAAGACTAAAGGAGGATTCAAAAAAATCTGCACTGTGAACGGTTTCAATTTTGTCTTTGGACAAGGTGGTATTCACGGGTCAATCAAAAATTCGACAGTTAGATCAAATGATGAATTTTTGATTAGGGACATTGATATCAGCGGTGCTTATCCTGACATCGCCATTAAACACGGTCTTTACCCGCTTCACCTCGGCGAAAAATTTTGTGGGGTTTACAAAGATGTTTTTGAGCGTAGGAAGAAATTCAAAAAAGGAACAGCGCTGAATAAAGCTTTAAAATTATCCTTGAATTCTGTTTTTGGAAATTCATTAAACGAACACAGTATATTTTGTGATCCGCTTTTTGGAATGCAAATAACCATCAACGGTCAATTATTGCTTGCTATGCTTACAGAGCAGTTAATGAAATTAGACGGTCTGCGAATCATCCAGATAAACACAGACGGGTTAACGTTTGTGTACCCGAGAAAATTCACATCATGGGTCGAATCGGTAGAAAAATGGTGGATGGATTCGACAAAATTGAACCTCGAAAATGTCAACTATAAAGCAATGTTCGTTCGAGATGTGAACAACTACATCAGTTGGGCTGAAGATGGGTCTATGAAGCGTAAGGGGGCATTCGGGTACGATAAAAATGTGCCTGGGGAATTAGGGTGGCATAAAAACCATTCAGGTTTGATTGTCCCAAAAGCCGCCGAAGCCTTTTTAACAACTGGGGTGGACGTTGATGAATTCATCTGTAATCACAACGATCCGTTCGATTTTATGATGAGAGGGAAAGTGAACAGGACAGATCAATTGGTCACTGTCGACGATGACGGAATAGAAACAGAGCAGCAAACGCTTATTCGTTTTTACTTCTCAAAACTAGGAAGCGAGTTGTTCAAATACATGCCCCCTTTAAAAAAAGAAAGGGATCTAGCTAAAATCGAGAACAGAGAGCCGAATCGTCGACGAAATGCTTATCAAGGGTCTAAGGGAAGGAAAATTAGAGTATGTAATCACATAGAAGATTTCGGAAATGATATCGACTATTCGTATTATATCTCAGAAGCTCAAAAGCTAATAGATGGAGTTAGCAATGAATTATAAAAAAACTACTGAAAATTTGACAGAATTTTATCACCAGGATGTTGACCCATCTAACGATCCGATACAGAAATATTTAAAAATAATAGATTGGACGGAAAAGAGGTATTTAAGTGGACATAACGTTGAAATATCTAAACAACTTAAAAGCAATAGGATTAGAGATGCCGCGTTTAATAGATGCATAAGAGCCGTATAGACAATGACAACCTGTAAATCTGCACCGAAGGGCACGGGTCAATCCTTGTTGGTTGAAACTGCCACGGTGGAGATTTAACGACGGTCAAAAAGTAAATTAACCAACAAGGATATGAAGTGGCTAGACACGAAAGAATGATCGAACGATATCTGAATAGTGAAGTTGAGAAATTAGGGGGGGTGACTAGAAAATACACATCTCCAGGGCGGGCCGGAGTAGCTGACAGACTGTGCTTCTTCCCTCGTGGAATCTTCGCTTTGGTTGAAGTAAAAATCCCGAGAGGGAAAGAGTCAGAAACTCAGAAAAGAGAGAGAGCAAGAATGCTCGAACTGGGTCACACCGCCGTTGTTGTGTTTGATAAAGAAACCGTCGATGAGTTTCTTCAAAATGTATTCTAAAAAACAGCTTCTTCAAATCGATGATTTTCACGACTACCAAGAAACAGCCATTTTTAAACAGTTGTACCACGACAATAGTATGTTGTGGATTGGCATGGGACTTGGAAAAACGGCGATAACACTAACTACCGTTGCTCAGAGAAAAAGATTAAAACTGGTAAAAAAGGTTATAATCTTTGGTCCTCTAAGAGTGGTTCACTCGGTTTGGGAACAAGAAGCGAAGAAATGGCAGCATTTGAAGAATTTAAAATTTCAAATCATCCATGGGACCGAAAGACATAGAGAGAGGCAGTTGATGGTGGATGCCGATGTTTATCTCATCAACTACGAAATGATGTCATGGTTTACATCCTTTATCCACCGGGTTTATTTATCTAAAAATTTTGAATTGCCGTGGCAAATGGTCGTGTATGATGAAGTAACAAGAATGAAAGATGCAACGACCATTCGGCTTGGTGGCGGGATGAAAAAAGTTAAAGAGAAATTTGTGTCGGTCAAAGGGTGGAATTCTGTTTTAGATAAGTTCAAATATAAAACAGGCTTGACCGGAACCCCCGCGCCAAACGGATACGGGGATTTGCATGGTCAATATTTAGCTATTGATAGTGGAAAAAGATTGGGCAGGAGAATTACTCATTTTAGAAACGCGTTTATGACCCCGAATTTCAACGGATACGGATTCCGGGTGACGCCGCTTGGTAAAAGAGAAATAGAAAAAAGAATCCAAGACATCACCGTTAGAATGAACTCAGAGGACTACATCTCGCTTCCAGGTTCGATTATTAACGATATAGTTGTTGAGCTACCACCTAAGGTGAAAATTCAATATAAGAGCTTAGAGAATGATTTTTTCACAAAATTGGACGGGGGGAGCGAAATAGAGGTGTTCAATGCCGCCAGCCTCTCAAATAAATGCCTACAATTCTCCAACGGTAGCCCTTATCTGGAGCCGGGAGGATTAGAATGGTATCCTCTTCACGATGCCAAGTTAAAAGCTCTTGAGGAAGTGTTAGAGGAGGCCTCTGGACATTCTGTTCTTGTCGCATATACTTTTAAATCGGATGCCGAAAGAATAATGTCGACATTTAAAAGATTTAACCCAATCAATCTAACCGCCGTAAAAGCAAGTAAACTCGCTAGGGCGATTAAGGCTATAATCGCTGGTAAATATCAGTTAATTGTGGGCCATCCAGCGTCCATGAGCCATGGGATTGATGGGCTGCAAGAAATTGTGCATATAGCCGTTTGGTTCGGTATCCCATGGAACCTAGAACATTATCAACAGTTCATGGGTAGATATATCCGCCAAGGTCAAAAAAACACTACTGTGACTCACAGGATAATTTGTAACGATACAATGGATGAGGTCGTGTTGGATTCTTTAAAGATGAAGGATTCTGACCAAGAGAATTTGAAGAAGTCCATTAGAAAATACAGAGATAAGTAAAACGCCACGTGAACTTTTAAAATGGAGTTGATATGAAAGAAAAAAGACAATGTGAAAATTGTGGTACAGTTTGGGTCATTCACATACTCGGCATCATTCCCGCGAGCGAAGGACTCGTAAAAAAAGAAGGGAGAAAATGTATAGGCGAGTACTGCCCGGGATGTGCGGTTTGGCTGCTTGTGGAATAACAATTATTATACTATGGAGATAGGGTTTAACATGCCCACCGAACTTTTCGTCACAGTCGCTTTACTGTACTATATACTTTTCTGTTAGGAACGATAAAAACGAAAGACCCACTTTTAGATTTTAATCGGTTACGTCATTGCCGACACCCTTTGTGCGGTTGGTAAGAGTAGTTTTAACTATTGCCAATGCAGATGTTCGTAAAATATACCTGAGTTTAAGGAGAATAAAATGCGTGACGCTTCACACGAGTATTTGGAATACCAGAATTATGTTAAAGTATGTGAGTTTGAATGTATGGTGAAAAAAAATTTGATGAGCTGGACCACTTCAGAATTACATGTCTTACGGTTAGAGATGTTATTTCAACCAAGTCTTAACTCGATCTGACCATGTTAATAAGTCATCACCAGTAAAATAACCGCTATGTTTAAATGGGCCGGGGGTATCAAGCGGTTGTGCCTTAAAATTTATAACACGATTATCGACAGGACCATCGTATCCTTTTCTTCCCATGGAGCCAAAAGGGTGATAGAACATCATTTCTCCAGCACGGATAGCCTTGTCTCGGGGGTTGTGTACCACGATCATGGTATCACAACCCCTCCCTTGTGGGAGTGCAAGCCATGACTCGACAGCGGGGGCGAACAGGATGACCCTGTGTGCTTCCAAACCCAATCGCATCGCCTCGATAATAACTCTACACCCGTTTGAATGTCCTATTAGGTCTGCACCGTCACCTACTTCTTTTATTAATCGAAAAGCTGTTTCTTGAAGAAATTTGAGATCTCTTGCGTCGTTGGGGCCAATTGGGCCATATCTAAACCGGTGGAGATTAGAAGGGACCATTTTGGTATCAGCTTCAGACTCAAGATGGTCAGCCATTCTAAAAATATCATCATTACCATTTGTATTTATGCCGTGAACAAACACGGTTTTAATCATTACGATTTTCCAATAATTGAAGTTTAAGATCAAAAATATTTTTCATGGTATTAGACTCTTCCTCAATTTTTCTAAACATATCATTTTTAAGCTCGACGATATCGACACGTTTTGCAACTGAATCATTCATTCCGTCGATTCTTGAATGAGCAGAGTCTATGCTTTTATCCTGTCTGACAACATAAAAAGTCAACCCTCCCATAAATAGCCCAAGAATAGAAACTAGAACTACGAGAGGGTCTTCAACCATCGTTTTACTCCTTGCTCGTATTGGTTACTCATCATTGATTAAAATCAATAGGCAATCATTCTTGGCAGCATTAACCACTGACTTATAAAAACTCACATACGCTAAACTACTTTCTCCAACCATGTAATCTCCAGATTTTTCACGAATAACAGATCTACCAAGCAATAAGCAACCGTCCGTATTTGAATTATAATTCCCAACGTGAATTAAAATGTGTTCAAATCCTGGAACGTTCTGGATTTGAAGCATTCCTTGGTGAAGACTTAGGTATCTTTTGGTATAATGATGATGTTTCCCACCATCGGTCCTCAATCTAACGGGATATTCCCCTGGTGGAATTCTTGTATTGCCAGGAATTTTCACACTGTTGTATGGGTTTTCCAAACCGAAACATTGAAATTCCTCGTCTATAAAAATAGTGGAAATTGTCGTATATTTCGTTTGAAATTGACGATTAACTGTAATTATCATTTCTATTGGGGCCTAGATGCTCTCAAACGCTTTCTTTCTGACAGTAAATCTTTTATCGCTGGTGGTTTGTTATTTAATATCGTTGGGCTAGCATCTAGAAATTCTTCAATAGTCCTCGCTAAATTCTTTATCAGTTTATTGTCGGTATCTGACATTTCAATATTCCAATCTTCTAACGGCTTTCCATCTACTAGTATCTGTTCCTCTAAATCTTTCTGGACTTCTTCTTCCTTTGTGAATGGAATCCTGGTGGTTTTTTTTGTTTTAGCGTCAAATACTCTATGGTGTCGATTACTCATGTGATATCCCCCACACTGTCATTCGCCCGGTTAATATGTTGCCACTAGAAAAGAAAAATTGGACTCTATCCAACACTATGACCGCTGTCCTAAGTGCAGAGAGTGTACATAACTGAGAACCATTACTAGTATTTCGTAGTGAACAAGTACCGCTTATAGAAGGATAGGAATTGCTATTTCCAGGGTTGTGGATAAATAACATAGCCCCAAAAGCAAATAAAGGAGATCCACCCATTTGGATAAACGAACTACCTTGCGAACCCTGACCGTTATATACAGTAGGGTCAGAAGAAGCTGTGTTGTTATACACATATTCATAGTCTGTACTGCCAATATCTATACCATTAATATCACCAACCCGGAGCCGAGCGTTTGGTGTAGAAGCAGGGTCAAGGTCGCTCAGACCAATAGCATACGTATCATAAGTACTGTCCAAGCCTGTAATAGTTAATGTAGAATCGTTACTTGCTTCTACTGTGCCTATTAAATTCCAAGCACCACCGCCAGAAGAAACAACGGCTGTACCATCTGCTTTAGTAATCGCAACCACTCGGACAGTATTTGCAGCGGTTGAAAAAAATGTGAGTTCATCACCTGCGGCAGTTGTGAAATTTACACCACCTGGAAGTGCAATACTACCTCCATGGATGATACTTAACACCCCATCGAAATGTAATCTAAATAACCGATTAGAGGCAACAGTGATACTGGTAAATCCAGTTGTGCCTGTGACATCGAAATAATCACCGTCAGTGCCGATGACAAGGGGTGAAGCTGAAGCAATGTCACTACCTTTATCTGACCCGATATAGTGGCTATTTGGATCAATGAAACCACCACATTGCGGGCTGGGGTCCTCAACAAAATTAGACAGTCCAGACGAAACAACGGCAGTACCATCCGCTTTAACGATCGACACTACCCGCACCTTGCTGGTAATGGTCGAAAAAAACGTAATTTCATCACCAGGAGTCGTAATAAAATTTACGCCCCCTGGGAGGTTGATATCAACACCATGCGTGATGGTCAACACCCCATCGAAATGTAATCTAAATAATCTATTTTGAGCTACCGTCATTGTTGCAAAATTAATTGTACCAGTCACATCAAAATAATCACCATCAACCCCAATCACGAGGGGCGAAGCGGAGGCAAGATTTCCACCTTTACTTGACTCAACGTAGTGACCATTGGTATCAAGGAAACCACCCAACTGCGGTGTGGTATCATCGACAAGATTGAATGATTCAGAGACAACAGGTGTACCGTCCGCTTTAGTAATAGCCACTACTCGGACGGTATTTGCAGCAGTCGAAAAACATAGTAGATGGTCTCCGGAGGCGGTTGTGAAATTTGCGGCTCCTGGAAGGCTTATACTACCACCATGAGTGATAGTTAACACTCCATCGAACTCAAGAATAAAAAACCGATGTGTAGCAACGGTCATTGATGAAAAACCATTTGTACCTGTTACATCAAAATAATCGCCGTCAACATCAACCACGAGGGGCGAACCGGATGCAATGTCACCACCTTTACCCATTCCAATGTAATTTCCATTGGTATCAAGGAAACCACCCAATTGTGGGCTTGTATCATCTTCAAGAGAGCCTAACGGCCCCGGTGGACCAATATCCCCGTCATCCCCTTTAAGAGTAATACCACCCAGGGTCGATCCATCGCCTAGGTAGAACGTATCTAGGTCAGAATCAAACATAATCTCACCTTTATCTGGTGTAAAAGCGGTTCTCTGAGCAGTTGTGATAGTCGGTGGGAAAAATTTTGCCATAATTATATCCTGTTTCCATAATCAAACATTGCACTTCCGGTGGTTCGATCACCAAGATTAATAACCGCATCGGAACCAGACGCACCGAGTAAAGCAGTTACTTCTGCAAGGTCAGAACCCGTTTGTATCGCATCTGCCGCTGCTTCTCCCGCACTTGCCGCCGACGCAATTGCACTTGCTTCCGCATCGGCTGCAAAAGATTCGGAGGTGGTCACATTTTTGCTAATGATGAAAACAACATTATCAGCAATTCCAGAAGGTGGGGGAGTTATGAATGTGACATCAGAATTAACCAGTGTGAATAAACTCGGTGATTGAAATACACCGTTAACAAAGGTCAATAAATTATCTTTACTGTTCGGTTCTTCTGATAACGTAAATAACGTTAAAATACCATTTCCGGCGAACGTATCAACAATATTATCAGCGGTTGCCACAACTAATGGCTGCCAATTAGAAGGGGTGAAACTGGCTCCTGAGGTGAACGGTACGGGAAGTTTCGCAACGTAAAAATCACCAGTTCCAGCCGGATACCGATAAACCTGAATATTACTCGTTACGCTAGTGCTAGCCATCCAATTAACAGCGGGAATTTGAAAACCGAGTTTTGCCAATTGCCCTTGAACGGTGTTAATCGTACTTCCAAGGCGTGTCGTAGTCTCTTGGATAGGTGAACCAGTAGCTACCCCACCAGCCCGACTATTCGCAACCTCAGAAAGGGTTATGGTATCGGTTTGAGCATTGTTTAAATCCTGAACTGTAACGGCGGTCAATGTTTAAACCCCTTTTCAAGAGGACTGTAATCCATTTTCAACCCGCTATACTCTTCGCATTTTTGCGTTTTGACATCCTTCTCGATCAAGAAAAACGCCGCAGTTGCACAAAAAAATACCAATAATGTGACAACCTCAATTAAGGAAAGACGATCTTGTAATTTTCTATTTAGCATTATGAAAATCCTTCATCAAACCCGGTTGAATGTGCCTTACCGAGTGGATTAACTGTGTCGAAACTATAATACCGCTCATCGTAATTTACACCTGTCACCCTAACATACTGTTTCCCCGATGGATCAATAGTTAATGGTAGAATTCTTTGTGCTTCCAATCTCATCTCTGGACCAAATGAAAATTCGGTTTTTAAAGCACTGTTATCAGTGTATATAGCTTCCTCAGGAACTTCAAGAAGTACAACATGTTTATCATCAATACCTGTAATTACAGGTATTGATTGAATATCACCATTACGTTTTTTCAAGATGATAAAATGATCGTCACCGGGTATAAATTCAACCGATTGTGACAATTGAATTTCCAAACCGTCTACTGACCTGACATAGCCATCAAAGGTATGAACACGACTACCTTTGACTACAGATATCATTCGTGACGGTTTAATAAATCTACCTTCAGCAGTTGTGGTAACATCAATCCCAATTCTACCATATCGAATTTTCTGAAATTCCCTCCATGCACGCCAATGGGCTTGTTGGAAATTTGCAATACCTGGAATTTCGTAAGTTCTGGGGTTAATTGCACTACGATCAGCAGGAAAGAAAATCACCTCTTGGGTACTCGTTTCTCGATTTTGCCATTTCAAAATAACCCCGTCATTTTCTGAGGAATTTCTGAATCGTCTTGACCATTTTTCTACACCGGGTTTTTTTGATCGGTGGGTGAAAACCATTGCTGGTCCTGCTTGAGGCTGTTCAAATTCAACCTGTAGAACTTTACCTGTTCGATAAGGGATGGAAAAAACACTATTTGCAATAGCGTAAAAAATTTCCTGCGGTGTTATTTGGGTCGAATCAAAAGTGTAACTAAACTCTCCTGATTCAGGAGCATCGAAATATCCTTCAATGTCTTCTTGAGCTTGTAATAATTGATCAAGATCAAGTTCGGTAACATCTCTACCACCGATTTTTGGATCCAGTGCCATTCTAATTAATGTTTGCATCGCTTGAGTATTAGGTGTGAGGCTTCCAGCAAACAAACCATCACCTAAATATTTATCAACTTTTTCTGTTGCCAAGCACGATAATACAGGGGTTTTTATTGACGTACTAGTTTCGTTTCTGATTCGTCGGGTATGCATTGTGGTAACGTCTCCGAAATCAGTTAGTTCAACATCTTGGGAGCCGTACAAATCCCGCCATTGAATCTCATCAACCACAGTACCGTTGAAAAAAACATCTTTCAGTGTCGTTCTTTGTATCCTGCACCTAATATACGATCTAGAACCCATGGCGATCTCAACCGTTGTTCCTTTTTGATCTGTATCACCACCTGATACAGTACCGGATGAAGAAGAAATAGAGCCTACAGGGGTTTTGTTATCGTCGAGAAATTGCCACTCTAAGTTAAAATTGACACTGGTGGAAGTTCGGTTTACTCCATCATCTTTGAACATACCTCTCGCTGCAACAACGTTCACCCAAAAACGATCTACTTTTAAAGTTGAAAGAGAAAACCAATCGGTGAAACGTCCACCGGACGCGAAAGTTACCTCGCCCGTCACTCTATTTGCAGACGTAGCTCGACACTCGATAATATCGCCTATACTAAGCTTATAGTGCGGATCAAAAAAAGGAAAATGATCTCCAAAAATAGGTGTATTTAAAGTTACACCAAGAACCGCACTAATTTCAAAATCATCTTTAAAAAATAATGTAAAATTACGTTCATTTGCGACAATCATAGTATTGATTCTATTTCGCCCAACACCCGAAGAATTTACTTCAAAATAATCTCTATCAGTAGGAATGATTAAATTCTTACCAATATCATTCGGTATAATGTCAGTATCTTCTGCGGGTAACGACTCATTGCTCGCTCTAAGAATCAGCCCTCCAACCTCGACAGAAAGCCGGACTGTTTGAATCGGATCACTTATCACCGGGCCAATTTGTATTTCTGGAGAATCACCACTATTAGGAGAAGTGAAAGGGCCGTAAACAGCGGCAGACGCGTTTGTTATATCAGATATTAGAGTGTCACCATCTTTGATGTTTTCAATCAATAATGATTTTCTACCAATACAATAATACGATACTTCCTCTTCTATGTTAGAGAAAAATTTACGATACGAACTCATAATAATATCGGGAATAGAATTTACTTGACCGCCGATATCAGGGATTCTTTCGTTGATTCTAGCTGTATTTGATCTGTCGCTAAGAGCATTATTTGGCGATTTCTGTTGACGGTTCACGTTTTTAAAAACGGGTTGTGGCTGTCTGGCAAATATAGTGATTGCCGCCGAAACAAGAGATATGAACGCGACAACAAACCCTAAAAAACTAGCTGGAGTTTCAACAATGGTAAATTCACCTGTTGTTGAAATCATCTTTGAAAAATTCTTAGTTATCTCATTTTCAGAAGCGGGTTGAAAACCCTCATGAACAGAAAAAGGTCTTGCCCCAAGGTTTTCTAAACAGAAATGAGCGGGAGTTTCTGCTTGGCTTTCTCTTAACCCTTCGTTAAAAGAATAATATTTAATTTTTACTGTCATATCATTTATTTATCGTAAAAATTCCATTTTTATTTTACTTCTCCTGTTCTTTACCGCTTCTCTCAAAGGTTCAAAAACAACCTGTCTTGCAACACTGCAAGAATGTGAAACCCAACCATTAAACCACACCCCAGCATGATAATAATTAATTCCGGCAACAGGTCTTTTAAAAATTACAATGTCGTAATTTTTTAGTTCAGTCATTGATATAAAATTGTTTTTATTTTCATGCAATATAATGTCGAACGTTAAAGAAATTTCACCAACCGTATCTGTTTTAGCTACGTACATTTTGGTTTTGATTCCGACAGCATGACGAACAGCAACTACATGTTGCCAACAATTATAGCTCATAAACCCGTAACGTTTCCCGGTGTATGAATTGATATCAATCATAACGCTCTTAACATCGGGAAATCAGTAAAATTATATATTTGCCCTGTTTCCCTAGTGTTGAGCCTTGGTATACCAGATTGGATTGTGAAAACTCCTTTACCTTGAGTAATTAATTCAAGATCATAAATAAACGGACCTTCTGCAATCTCATCAAGATTCGTCGAAAGATATATCCGATAGGTGATTGTAGGTTTACTTTGATCGCCTACATCAATCCTATCCATGACATCATCAAGGAGGTTTTCAATATCCGCAAAGCTGAAATTAGCCAATTGATCAAGATCATCTGAAATCTTACTATTGTCGCTCACAAAATTTACAGGTTTGTAATCCTGATAAATTTCATTTTCATCTTTTGCGGTCAACGGCTTAGGGTCACGAACAAAACGAAATTCTTGAAATGGTGACGGAAATACCAACTGAATGGTTTCAAAAACTCGTTCTTCTTCAGGTTGTGAGTTTAGAAATTGTTTATAATCATCTAAAATAGTCATTTTAAAACCAAGAAATCAATATTGGTGAGTTTTGCTAGCCGATCCAGAACAGATTGTAATTCTTCCCCGTATTCTTCAATCAAAGGCCATAATGAACCACCAAACGGAGCGTTTTGTGAAGGTGTAGTCTCAACTACTAATACACACGCAACACGAAAATTGATGCCCTCAACAGTTGTAGTATCAATACTTCCAGGTTTGAAAAGTGCTTGATGCTCTTCTAGCCCACCTGTATCAGTTTCAAGTAGGATATTGAAACTATTTGCACCATGATTGACCCCCCCTTGTGCAGCATTGGAATCAAACCAATCAAAGAAAGCCGCTTTTTGAAGATTGGTAAACGCAAAAACAACGTTAATTTCAACTGCTTCTAATGATTGATCTAAATTGGTTCGGAAAATACCACCTGCGACAGGTGTACCAATCAGATTTTTACCACGCTTGAACTTATAACCTCTTGCGAGAGGGACAGCAAAATTAGGAATTGTCGAATCACCCATTAGAATTGCCTTGCTGTTGTAGTGGAACGTCCTAACGATTTAGAAATATTTGAATTAGAATCCTCTAAATCAGAAGATACTGTATTCCTGATAAGAATAACAACTCTTTGATCTTCATCAATGTTTACATCTGGTTCGCTAATTTCTTCAGATGTTTGATTGATGATTATGATTTCTGGTACAGAGGGTCTATCGTCCCCGGTTAATCTTCTCGTTTCCCTGGTATCAGCAATCCTACCACCAGAACCAAATTCTACTAATTCCGGCCCTTGCTCCCCTACCATCAAACGCTGTCCGGCTTGAAACTGCCCTCCTTGCTGTCTCCCCGGTGGTTGAGCCGAAGCTATAGCACCGATTTGAACACCACCAGCAGCAGCGGCAGCGGCAGCAAGTAAGAAGCTTAGAGGTGGGGCTGCTGAAGCAAGAGCTTTAGAAACAGCCGAAGCAGTTTCAACAACTGCATTTGCAAGTGCAGCAGCTTGACCGATTCTAAACAGCTCCTCATTACCAGATTGCATCAATCCAGCAATGTTGCCAAGAAGTTTTTCCGTCTCTTCTGCTTTCTTCTTTGCAGCTTTTTTATCAAGATTTTCATTTGCCGTTATTGCTTTTTTTCCAATCTCTAATTTTGCTTGCTGAAAATCCTTTTCTAAAATCAAACGATTAGCAAAATCTTTTTCTAGCTGTTCAAGACGTTCCAATCTAATTCTTTCAATTGTCTGACGTTCTGTTTCGTTCAACTCAAGAAGCAAATCAAGCCGTCTTTGTGCTGCCTCACGTTCACGTTCTAATTCTCTATCTGCCCGCTCTTGTATCCTTATGTCCGTTTCTGCGATCCTAGCTAAATCATCAGTTAATCTCTGTTCTTCCGTTTGTCGTTTTAGTTCTCTTTTTTCCTCTGCTGCTTTACGTTCCTCTTCAAGTTCGGCAGCCCTACGTTTCTTACCAATCTCTTCTCTTAAAATGGCCTTTTCTGCTTCTTCTCTGGATTCTCTATCCAGACCTAAAAGTATCTGACGGGCCTTAATTAGAGAATCAAGTCTATTTTGCACTGCTTGAATAGTATCATCTTCAATTCCAAAAAAAGTTTCAAAAAAAGGTTCTTGAGATTGCAACTGTTTGAGTCTAAGTTGCATTTTTTCAATCTCATCATTGGCACTCGCAATGGTGGTCGGCAAAGCTTCACCGAAGAAAAAACTAGCTACAATACCCTTTGTTTTGACGGATATGTTAGTTATAAAAGCGTCCATTTCCGCTAGTTCGGCATTCGCATTTCTCAATGCTTGTACTTCCGAATCAGTTAATAATAACCCTTTATTCTCAATTTCTAGGGATATTTTCTCTAGTGCAGCACCGTTATTCACCAACAGCGGTAATATTTTAGAGGAGTCATTAGCCAACGCCTCAAAAGCAAACGTGACCTCTTGCCCGTTAGCCCCTATTTGCTCCAAACCATTGGCAACAGCTACCAGTATTCCCCCTGGTCCAAGTTCTGCCAATTGTTCCTTAGTGGTCCCAAGTGGTTTTAAAATCTTTTCAAAAACCTCCTTGAATTCACCGCCCCCTGTGAGGATGAAATCACCAACTTTATCGTTAACATCTTTTAAGATATCAGCAGTTTTAGCAGCAGAAAGGTTTACAGTTCTAAAGGCGGTTGATATTTTTTGAAATTCTTGAACGGAAATCCTGGACAAATCCGCGAGAATGATTAATTCAGAGTTTAAAAAACCCATTTTTGCAGCAAGGCCAACGAAAGCAGCGGTAACACCGATAACACCTGCACTAAGCAATGTCATGTTACCAACTGCTGAACTAGCAGACCTACCTAAACCACCAAGTGTTCTACCTGTGGCTCTACTAGTCCTCGCTAGCCCTTCTGTTGCGGTTTCGGTACGATCTGCTTGTTCCTCAAGGCCACGCAGTTCATCTGTTGTGCTTTGCGCCCCTACTGACTCTACCCTTGCTGTTAATCTTGCTGTTGTTGCCATCGCTTGGACTCCAGTAAATATTATCTATTTTCCTTATGATAGAATGTTCCCAAGGGAGAATGTCTATCTGCATCACCTGTTGAAAATAAAATAATTCCTGATAAGTGATAACTTGACCCCCACGACACTGCAACCAATACGTTTTTAAATATTCTAATTCCTCTGGAACAGGGGTTAATTCTATCTCTAGAATCGGCACACCTGTTTTTTTAAGAGTTTTAAGGTGTTGATTTTGTGTCACACCTTTTGAATCTTCCTTATTTAATTTTATCCACTCCTTACAATGCTTCAGGAGTTGCGTTATTTTTTTTTAAGAAAATTTGATCTTTTGGAGATGAAAGAATCTAGTCTATCCATTTCACTAGGTGCGTTGTACAGAAAATCCCTTACAACCTCTTCTGTAATCGGTTGGGGAAAGCTCCAATCTACCACCAGCTTGGACAACCACTCGGCGGTCTTCATATCATCATCATCTGTATCAAGCGGTTTTTCACCAGACAATGACAATTCAAATTGCTCTCTAACCTTCTTTTGTCGGGCTTTTCGCCAAGTGGTTGATTCTGACCCAAGCACTGTCAAATAGTGGTCAGAAGTCCCACCATCGGGGGCTTTTAATGGGAATTTTACCGACTCATTAGATCGAGTGTAGAAGTCAGCAGGGTTTGAAAGTACCGCGGGGGGTTTAGTATGGGTCATGAAATTCTCCGAATTATCAAACTTGAATTACTAACAGAGCCGATTGCCTGTGCTTCCAGGTTTTGCACAACCGATGTCTCCCCACCAACCTCAGGTGAACCCGACGTATACTTTACCGTTGGCAAATCGAACATTAACGAACCGTCAATCCCATCTAGGATCAACGTTAATTGCACCTTGGTCTCATCAAGGAATTTTTGCAACAAATCCGTACTGCTGAAAAATGTGGAAATCGAAACAGTATTATTTGCACGTCCTTTTTCAATGAACGCAATCCCACTGGAACCAATTGCAAATTGTGCAGACTGGTTATTGTCATTAGTGATACTCATAGAACTGAAAAACCCGATAATCACACCGTCTTGAAGAATTCGACCTTCAAGAGCCGAAAAAACCTCGGTAGTTATTGCGGGATTAAATGTCGAACCTGAAGGTAGTGTAGCACCGAGTAAAGACAATTCACGCCCAAGTGTGGGGAGAGATCCGGTTACAATAGCGTTCACGCTGACATCAAAATTGAATCCGGTGATTTCAACCCCTGTAACCAGTTGATAATCTGCTGTCCCATCCGAATCAGGAAAATTACTCAAAATTGACATCGTTCTGCGAATACTACCAACTGACAAAGTATCACCAACTTTAATATCAGTTGTTACGGTTGATTCA